AGCAGGTTCATGTAATTCATGTGCTGGAGGAAAACCAGGAGGTTCTGGTGGTGGAGGAGGATCTAGTGGTTCTCCAGGAGGTCCAGCAGGTTCTGGAAACGCAGGGGGATATAGTCCACCTGAAGGAAATAATGGCGGTCTCGGAGACGATGCAGCACCACCTGATTTAGCTGGTGGTGGAGGTGGTGGCCATGGAGCAGTTGGAGCAGTAGGCTCACCAAGTACTGGTGGAGCTGGTGGAGCAGGAACAGATTTTAGTCCTTATATAGGAAACATTGGACCTACATGTTCAGTATTCGCAGGTGGTGGAGGTGGATCAAAATTTACTGGAACTCAAGGCCCGGGTGGAACTGGTGGTGGAGGAACCGCAGTAAATAGTGGAACAGCAAACGCAGGAACAGCAAACACTGGCGGTGGTGGAGGTGGAGCAGGTGGCCCTGGACCCAGAGCAGGTGGAGCAGGTGGCTCAGGAAGAGTCGTAGTAAAAGAATTAAGTAAAGCAAGTGGTGTGTGGTCAATGCAAAGTCAATTTCAAGCCAAGCAACAAGGAACATGGCCACAGTTTGGTTATAACTTAAGTTATTTAGTAATCGCTGGTGGAGGCGGTGGAGGCTATGGTGGAGGTGGAGCAGGAGGATATAGAAATTCTTTTGGAAGTGAAACTCCAGGTGGACCAAGTGCAAGCACAGAAGCGGAAATTTTTTTACCAGGTGGTGATCATACAATTACAGTTGGTGGTGGTGGTGCTGCAATGCCTAATTGTACAAATCAACAAGGTACCAGTGGTAATGACTCAATATTTTCAACTATAACATCAACTGGTGGCGGCGGTGGTGGTCCAAGTAATTCACCTGGATCAGGTGGAGCCGGAGGTTCTGGTGGTGGTAGTGGTAGAGGTTTTACTTCTCCTGGAACTGTTGGTGCTGGAACACCAGGCCAAGGTTTTCCAGGCGGTGTTGCAACAGGCACACCAGAAGGTACCGCTGGAGGTGGTGGTGGAGCTGGTGAAGCTGGTGGAACAGATTCAACAGGAGAAGGTGGTGATGGTTTAGCATCATCTATTACAGGATCACCTGTAACAAGAGGTGGTGGCGGTGGTGGTCAAGCAGAATATCCAGGTCCTAAAGCAGGTGGTGATGGTGGTGGCGGAGCTGGAAATAAAGCCGATGCTCCTGGAAGACAAGTAGCAACTGCTGGAACTGCTAACACTGGAGGTGGTGGCGGTGGTGGAGCTGTTGGTTATCCTGCACCCTCACCTGCAAAAGCAGCACAAGGTGGATCAGGAGTAATTATAGTAAGAGGACCAAGTGCAGTTACATTTAGTGTAGCACCAGGGACTAATTCAACAGGAACAGTGCCAGGCCCATCAACAGATAAGATAGCTACCTTTACAGTTTCTGGAACATTGACAGTTTCATAATTTCTCTTTACTCTCTATTTAAATTAAGATAAAATAGCTAAATTTACAGCATCTGGAACATTGACAATGGGTAAAACATAAAATATAAATATAGAATTTAAGGAGTAAAAATATGGCACATTTCGCAGAATTAAAATCAAAAGTAGATCCAACTGGACACACTACTGATACACATCAAGTAGTTGAAAGAGTGGTTGTAGTAGGAAACGATTGCGTTCCTTCAGACATGCATGTTGATGGAGAAACATGGTGCGCAAATTTCTTTAAAGGTGGAAGTTGGAAACAAACTTCTTATAACAATAATTTTAGAAAACAATATGCAGGTAAAGGTTATGTATATGACTCTGCAAAAGATAAATTTTTAAGTCCACAACCCTATAAGTCTTGGTCATTAGACGCAAGTGACGATTGGCAAGCACCAATAACTTATCCAACAGTTACAGATGATGGTGAAGACCCATCTGTTTGGGCTTACTTAATTTCTTGGAACGAAACAAAATACAACGCTGACAACACAACAGGTTGGGAAGCAATTAAATCAAACGACGAATCGGAAACACCTACCAAATATAATTGGAATGGCACATCTTGGGTGTCCGAATAGGAGACTCAAATGGCCAGATCTAATGGCGGAATAATCGGTAAAAGTAATAAAACTTCTTTCGGGAAGTGTACGGTTACATCCAAAACATCATCTGGTAACATAACCACACAACCTGGTACACGATTGGTAACCACAGTTGTAGTAGCAGGAGGAGGTGGTGGCGGTGGTGCACCTTCATCGCCTGATCACGTTTCAGGTGGAGGTGGAGCAGGTGGAGCTGAAGTAGTTACATGTATTTCAGTTTGTGGAGCAACAGCTTACCCAATGACAGTTGGGGGAGGTGGTCCTGGAGCTTCTGCGGGTGGACAAGGTACGGCAGGAAGTAACTCTGTTGCAGGTTTTTCAACTAACCCTACCACAGTTTGTGGTGGTGGAGGTGGAGGTGGTGGACCTCCAGGAACAACTACAGGAGCTAATGGTGGATCAGGTGGTGGTGGATCTTCTGCTACACCTAACCCAACACCTAATTTTGGAACAGGAGTTTGTGGACAAGGTAATCCAGGTGGAAGAGGAAATGATGCAGCTCCTCCCGCTTTAACAGGTGGTGGAGGTGGTGGTGCAAGTGGTGCAGGTACAGCAGGAAACCCTCCATCTAATACAGGTGGTCCAGGTGGAGCTGGAACAGATTTTAGTCCTTACATAGGAGACATTGGACCTACATGTTCAGTATTTGCAGGTGGTGGTGGTGGAGCAGTAAGAAGTGGAACTCAAGGATCAGGTGGCGCAGGTGGTGGTGGAGCAGCAAGACTTCCTGGACCTGGTAATGGTGAAGCAGGAACAGAAAACACTGGCGGTGGTGGTGGAGGAACTGGAGCACCTGGAGCAAACGCAGGAGGTTCGGGTGGTAAAGGAATCGTAGTAGTAAAAGAATTAAACAAAGCAAGTGGTGTGTGGTCAATGCAAAGTCAGTTTCAAAATATTAAACAAGGAACATGGCCAGTAAAAACTTTTGGCTGTATTAGTTATTTAATTATTGGTGGTGGTGGAGGTGGTGGATTTGCCTCAGCTGGATCTTTTGGTGGTGGTGGAGGTGGAGCTGGTGGTTATAGAAATTCATATGCTTCTGAAACATCAGGTGGACCTGGTGGTTGTACAGAAGCAAAAGCAAGTGGAGTATTAGGAGGAACTCATACAATCACTGTAGGTGGCGGTGGTACTGGTGACACATCTCCTTATGGAGGAACAAATGGAAATGATAGTACAGCATTATGTATAACTTCTCTTGGAGGAGGTAGAGGAGCAAGTTTAGGTGGACCAACGGCTAGTAATACTGCGCAGCCAGGTGGATCAGGTGGTGGAGCATCTTATGCCTCTCCCGCTGTAGGTGGTAGTGGTAATGCATGTCAAGGTTTTGATGGTGGTAATAAAGGACCAACTTCGAATGCTGCTGGAGGTGGTGGTGGAGCAAGTGCTGTTGGAGCAAATGGTGCAGCGTGGGGATCAAGTGCTTCGGGAGCAGGTGGAGCCGGTCTAACTTCAAATATTACAAACACTCCTACTCAAAGAGCAGGTGGTGGTGGAGGTGGTGGTGGAACTTTCCCAAGTGTCCCAGGCCCGCAAGCGGCTGGTGCAGGTGGTGCAGGTGGCGGTGGTGCAGGTGGAAAAGGACCAACTGGTGCAGCAGGAACAGCAGGAACAGTAAATACTGGTGGTGGCGGTGGAGGTGGAGGAGCAGCTCCTCCAAGTAGTCCTCCAAGTACAGGAGACGGTGCTAATGGTGGTCCTGGTATTGTTGTAATAAGAGCACCAAACACAATTACTTTTTCAGTAGCTCCAGGCACAAATTCAGTAGCACCTGTTGGATCATGTACGGTTGCAACTTTTACAGTTTCAGGGACATTAACTATTTCTTAATTTGTGCAAATCTTAGAGAAAAAGAAAGATAAAGTCTTTGTCTTTGAAAATTTTTTATCTAAAAAACTTTGTAATTTTTACGCAAATAAAATTGAAGACATTGGAGATATAGGTTTTTCTTTACCTTTTGAAGATAGAACTTGGGAGTTTACAGACAATCAAAAAATAACTAAAAAAATTATAGACACCATTTATAAACATTTAAAAATAAAGTTAGAATTACACTATGCTCAATTTCAAAATTGGCATGTAGGTACTAATAGTGAATTACATAAACATGATTATGCTGGTACAGAAGTAACTAAGTATAATAGTTTATTATACTTAAATGATAATTTTGAGGGGGGTGAATTTTTTACAAGGTCTGGTATTAAAATTAAACCAAAAGCTGGGATGCTTACATTATTTAATGGGTCTAGGGTTTTGCATGGACTTAAGAAAGTTAAAAATAAAGATCGTAAAACTATGATATTTTGGTGGGCTGATACTGATTAAGGCTCTTTACTTCTATATTTATTTAAGGTATAAATAACGTATAAAGACATATGAACCTATCTAATTATTATTATTATTTTCAATCAGTAATTCCCCATAGAGTCTGTGATGACATTGTACGCTATGGAAAACAATTACAAGACGGTTTAGCTACTACAGGTGGTTACGGTGACGTTAAAAAATTAAATCAAAAACAAATTAAAGATTTAAAAAAGAAAAGAGATTCAAATATTGTATGGATGAATGACCGTTGGATTTATAAAGAAATTCAACCTTATGTTCATGAAGCAAATAGAAGTGCAGGTTGGAATTATCAATGGGATTATTCTGAGTCTTGTCAATTTACAAAATATAATAAAGGTCAATACTATGATTGGCATTGTGATGGTTGGGATAAACCTTATAATAAACCAGATGATCCTAATTCGCACGGTAAAATTAGAAAGTTATCTGTTACAGTAACATTATCA